GCTATAAAATCTGATAGGATTACAATTAATAATCAATTAGATAAAGCAGGTTTAAAAGAAGCCTCTGATTTAATTAGGAAACTATAATTATGGCAATTACATCAACACTTACAACAAGTTTTAAAGTAGAGCTTTTAAAAGGCAATCACGATTTCGATACTGGAGCTGATACTTTTAAACTGGCTTTGTATACTTCATCAGCAACTTTAGGAGCTACCACTACTTCGTTTACTACTACAGGTCAAGCATCTGGTACTAACTATACATCTGGTGGATCTAACTTAACAAATGTAACTCCAACAAGCTCTGGAACAACAGCTTTTACAGACTTTGCTGATTTAACTTTTGGTACTGCTACTATTACTGCTAGAGGCTGTATGATTTACAACAGCTCTGACAATAATAAATCAGTAGCAACAATTGACTTTGGTGGCGATAAAACATCTACCGCTGGAGACTTTACTATTGTATTCCCAGCAGCAGCAGCTTCTACAGCGATTATAAGAATCGCCTAGCCTTAAATGGCTTTTCTTAACGGTTGGGGTAGAGGCACTTGGGGTCAACTTGGGTGGGGCGAAGGCTCTATACCTGTCACTCTTACTGGATTAGCCGCTACATCAGCTTTAGGTGCGCCTGGAGTTAATGGTAAAGCAGTCGCATCAGTAGCTAGTTTAAATGCAACACTAGGCGCAGTTTCAGTCACAATCAACGCAGATGCTAACGCTACTCCAGCAGGACTAGCAAGCACTTCAGCATTAGGCACAATAGCCAGCGTAACTGGTAAAGCAAATATAACTCCAGCCAGTCAGGTTGGAACTTCCGCTTTAGGTACAGTAACGCCTGAAGCAGATGCAAAAGTTTCTTTAACTGGAGCAAGTGCTACTTTAGGCAATGTTTCAGTATTGGTTGATGCAGAAGCTACCATTATTATTACAACAGGTGTAGCAGCAACAGGTGCAGTTGGAACACTTTCAACAGTTACAGCAAACGTATTTAATGTTCAACTGCCAGAAATGGTTTCAAGCGATCCATTTGTTAACCCAACAGTTAATGCAGCAGCAACAGTCACACTTACAGGATTGTCAGCTACAGGAGAATTAGGGCATGTATTTAAATGGGAGGATATTGATGAATCTCAAACTCCAAATTGGACAGATGTGGCCGCATAATTTAATATACAATAACCCATTAAAGATGGCATAATAAATGCTCAGAGGTAAAAGATGGCAGCTTATACAAACGATTTAAGACTAAAAGAAATTGCAACAGGTGACGAAAGCGGAACTTGGGGTGATTCTACTAACACTAATTTGGAATTAATTGGTGATGCTTTTGGCTACGGAACAGAAGCTATAACAACTAACGCAGATACTCATACAACAACAATAGCAGACGGTTCAGCAGACGCTGGACGAGCTATGTTCTTAAAATATACTGGAACTTTAGACTCAACTTGTACTATTACGATTGGACCAAATACAGTTTCAAAGGTATGGATTATAGAAAATGCTACTAGCGGTTCTCAAAGTATTATTATTAAACAAGGCTCAGGAGCTACAGTTACCATTCCAACTGGAATGACATCTGTAGTTTATTCTGACGGAGCAGGTTCAGGCGGAGCTATGATTGACGCTTTAACAGATTTAAATGTTGCATCTTCACTTAGTATAGGTGGTTCAGGTGTAGCGACAACAGGTAAAGCTATAGCAATGGCTTTGGTTTTCGGATAAAATTAGGACAATATTATGGCAAATCCAAATTTAGTAAATGTAACTTCTATATACGCTAACAGTATAAATGGAGCTTTAACAACTACAGTAACAACTGACTTATTAACTTGTGCAAGTGATAAGTTAATTAAAATTAATAGCATTATTGTTGCAAATATAGACGGTACTAACGCAGCAACCGTAACAATGGGTGTTATTAAAAGTGGTGGTTCAGTAGTTTTATTCGCTTCAACTATTTCTGTTCCTGCGGATGCTACCTTAGTATTGATAGATAAAAATTCAGGTATCTATCTTGAAGAAGGAGACATCTTAGAGGGTGGTGCAAGTGCTAACTCAGACTTAACTTACACCATTAACTACGAAGAACTAGATGACGCATAAGGAGTACAAATATGGCTCATTTTGCAGAACTTAATAACAGCAACGAAGTATTACGAGTAGTAGTAATATCCAACGATGATGTAAATGCTAATGGCGGAGACTATTCTTCGTCAGCTGAAACATTTGTTTCTACAATCGTTCCACATGCAAGTGGTGGCAACCAATGGAAACAAACTTCTTACAATGGAAATGCTCGTAAACAATACGCAGGCATAGGCATGACCTATGATGCTACTAAAAATAAATTTATATCTCCTCAACCTTATTCTTCTTGGTCGTTAGATGATAATGACGACTGGCAAGCACCAGTTCCTTATCCAAAGGTTACAGAAATAGACTCTAATATTGTTTTAATATTTTGGGATGAAGATAATCAAAAATGGACAGGTAAAGTGGACTCAACTAATTATGACTGGGATGCTACTAATCTGCAATGGAATGAGGTCTAACCATGGCTAATTCTAATGGCGGAGTAGTAGGTGTCGATAACCCCCCAGTTGAACAACCAGCAGTTATAACAACTTTTAATTCTAGCGGTACTTTAACGACTGCTTCTTATGCTACCACAGTTGAATACTTAGTTATCGCAGGTGGTGCAGGAGGAGGCTCTACAGTTGGTGGAGGCGGAGGTGCTGGTGGATATAGAACTGCTACTGGTTTTCCTGTCTCAGCATCAACAGGCTATTCAATTACTGTAGGAGGGGGTGGTTCTGCTGGTGGCGCAGGTTCAAATTCAGTTTTTTCTTCAATTACTTCAGCAGGTGGTGGTCAAGGAGGAGGATTCCAAACAGTAGGCTCTTCTGGTGGTTCAGGTGGTGGTGTTGGTGGTAGAAATAGTGAGGCGAATGGCTCTGGTGGTGGTGCAGGAAATACACCTCCCGTAAGTCCATCACAAGGTAATACTGGTGGAAACAGAGGTGGCGGTGGTGCTAACGCCCTTGGTGGCGGAGGCGGAGGCGGAGGTGCTGGTGCAGTCGGTGGCAATAGTAGGGCATTAGATGGAACTAACTCTAAAGAAGGTGGTAATGGTGGAGCAGGTACAGCTTCTTCAATCACAGGTTCATCTGTAACAAGAGCAGGTGGAGCAGGGGGTGGAGGTGATATTGGTGCGTCTGGTGGAGATGGTGGTTCAGGTGGTGGTGGTAATGGGTCAGGACCTAATCACGCATCATCAGCAGGAACAGCTAACACAGGGGGTGGCGGTGGTGGTGCAGGTACTAACGGTAGTAACCCTGCTAGTGCAGGTGGTTCAGGAGTTGTTATTATTAAAGAAGCTGCAGGACCTTACTTAGCCTCAGGAATATGGGATATGAACGCACTTTACGATAATGTAAAAGCAGGAACATGGACAAATGCCTAGATTAGTCGGAGCAGCACAAACCGTTACAACAAATGCTGCACAAGTAACAACATTTAATTCAAGCGGAACATTTGCACCAGTAACATCTACCTTTGATGCTCTAGTAATAGCTGGAGGCGGAGGCGGTGGTGTTGAAAATGTTTCAAATGGTACTGGTGGTGGAGGCGGTGCAGGTGGTTTTAGAGAAGTTACAGGCATCTCATCCCCAGGTTCACCAACACCAGTTACAGTAGGAGCAGGTGGTTCAGGAGCAGCACATACTGGTGCTGGTGGCTCAAATGGAGCTGACTCCGTAGTTGGTAGTGTTACCTCGACAGGAGGCGGTGGAGGTGGTGGTGCGCCAGGACCAAGAGCTGGTGGAACTGGTGGATCAGGTGGCGGAACTGCTTTAGCTAATCAATGGTTACCTGCATACAACGATTCATCTACGCCTACAAATGGTAATACACCTCCTACCTCACCCGCACAAGGAAACCCCGGTGGTAATAGATTAAATGGTGGATCAAATGTTTCAGGCGGTGGCGGTGGAGCAGGAAGTGCAGGTGTAGTTGGTGGAACTGCAACTAATCCATCAGACCCAGGGGCATCAGGAGTAGGAACAGGTGGAAATGGTGCACCCTCAACTATCTCAGGATCAGATGTAACTTATGCAGGTGGCGGTGGTGCTGCTGCTCAAGGCATACCACAACCACAAGGCGGTCCTGGTGGTGGCGGAAATGGTGGTTTATATACACCAGCAGGAACAAATGGAACTGCTGGAGCAACTAATAAAGGTAGTGGCGGTGGTGGCGGAACTAATCAGCCTGGAACTGGAGCATCAGGAGCAGGTGGTTCAGGCGTGGTCATTATTAAAGAACCAGCTTTTAAAACAGCATCAAGTATGTGGGATTTAAGGCAAGTGTTTAGACAAGTTAAAGCTGACGATTGGCCAAGCTAACAACAACCTATCTTTTAAAATACATCTAATTTATACTATCTTCCAAGAGAGAGAAGATGAATCTAAAATACTATTACTGGTACTTTCAATCAGCCATACCTGAAAGAATATGTGATGACATAGTTCGTTATGGTAAAGAGCAAGATAAACAAATGGCTCTTACAGGCAACGCTAATAAAGATAACTTAACTAAATTAGAGCTTAAAAACATTCAAAAGAAACGCAAGTCTGATGTTGTATGGATGTCAGATAGATGGATATACAAAGAAATACAACCTTACATACACCAAGCAAATGCTAACGCTGGTTGGAATTTTGAATGGGATTGGTCAGAGTCTTGTCAATTTACCGAATACAAAAAAAACCAGTTTTACGATTGGCATTGCGACTCTTACGAAGAACCCTATAACAATCCTGAAAATCAAAACATACATGGTAAGTATAGAAAACTTAGCATGACTGTATCTTTAACCGATCCTGATGAATATGAAGGCGGAGATTTAGAGTTTGATTTTAGAAACACAGACGAAGGCTCACAGCCAAGAATATGTGAAGAAATTAGAAAGAAAGGTAGCGTGATTATCTTTCCATCTTTTGTTTGGCATAGAGTCAAACCAGTAACCAAAGGAATACGACACTCCTTAGTGTGTTGGAATTTAGGATATCCATTTAGATGATTGATTTTATTTTATTAATTTTAGGAATTACTTTACTGTTTATTATAATATTGGATGATAACCCTGAACCAAGAGATTTTTGATGAGCTTTAAGAAAAATAAATACCAAGTAATTAAAGGTGCTATATCAAAAGAGTTAGCAGATTTTTGTTATCAATACTTTTTAAATAAACGAGCAGTAGCAAGACATTTGTTTGATGAAAAATATATCTCACAATTTACTGAATACTTTGGAGTTTGGAACGATCAACAAATACCTGAAACTTATTCGCATTATAGCGATATCGTTATGGAAACTTTATTGCAAAAAGTTAAACCTATTATGGAAAAAGAATCAGGTGTAAAACTAACTGAAACTTATTCGTATGCAAGAATCTATAAAAAAGGTGATGAATTAAAAAGACATAAAGATAGATATTCTTGCGAGATATCTACCACCATGAACTTAGGTGGTGATGATTGGTCAATCTTTTTAGAGCCATCAGGTGAAGAGGGTAAAGATGGTATAGAAGTTAAACTTAAAGCAGGCGATATGCTGATGTATCGTGGTTGTGAATTAGAGCATTGGCGTGAACCTTTTGAAGGTAAAGATTGTGGACAAGTGTTTTTACATTATAATGATAAAAATGGCAAAGATGCCGAAAGTAACAAGTATGATGGTAGACCAATGATTGGATTGCCAGCATATTTTAAAGGAGTTTAATATGGAAGTATTAATACCATTAGCAGTAGTAGCAGTAGTGATAGCTTGGTCTATTGAAAGATTTAAGCCTGAACTTTGGAATAAAGTTAAATCTAAATTTAAAAAGTAAATGGCAACAATAAAAGAAGCTATGTCTAAAATAGAATCACATGAAAAAGAATGTGCTATTCGATATGAAAATATAGAAAAAAGATTAGACCAAGGACAAGACAAGTTTAAAAGACTTGAAAATATGATATGGGGTTTATATCTTTTGCTTATTACTTCTAGTATTGGAATCATATCTAAATTATTGTGAGCAGAGCTAAAAAAAAATCTAGAGTAAATGAAGCTGGTAATTACACTAAACCATCTTTAAGAAAAAGATTATTTAATAGCATAAAAGCAGGTGGTAAAGGTGGTAGACCTGGACAATGGTCTGCTAGAAAAGCACAAATGCTAGCAAAAAAATATAAGGCAAAAGGCGGTGGCTACAAATAGTCTATGGGTTAAAAACATAGAAATACCCACATCATCTCATCCAGAGATTAAAAAACTTAAACGTAAAACAAAAGTTCATACTTTACACGGAAATAAAGTCTGGGATTCTTCTATGGTTATTATAGAAGCACTAGATGAAATGGAAATTATTAATAATAAAATTTTAGATTTAGGTTGTGGTTGGGGTGCATTAACACATTATTTACAAAGTAAAGGAGCATATGCTGTTGGCATGGATGCTGATGAAAATGTTAAACCATACTTTGATTTAATGTCTAGTTTAATGAATGTAAAGCCTAAATTTATTTTACAAGATATTTTTTCTAAACCTTTGCCCTTAAATTTTGATACATACATAGCAGTAGATGTTTGTTTTTGGAATACACATACTGATTTATGGATTAATCTTATTAAATATTTAAATGATAATGATAAACAATTAATTATGGTTGATCCTGGTCGAGAATCATTTTGGGAATTATTAGATAACATTTCTGATGGTAAACATGATATATGTTTTAATTATGAAAGAATGTATATTAATGAACCAAAAAAAACAGATGCATATATAGTTATATTCGGAGAATAAAATGCCATTAAAAAAAACACAAAGAAGTTTAAAAAGATGGACAAAACAAAAATGGACTACTCCTAGCGGTAAAAAATCTAGTGAAACTGGAGAAGTATATGCACCAAAAGCAACAATTAAAAAATTAAAATCTACTGCATCAGGAAGAAAAAAACTTTCAGCAGCAAATAGAAAGAAAAGAGAAGCAACAAGAAAAGGTAAACAACACGCAAGACATGGATTGCATAAAGGGAAAAAAAGATAATGTCAGAAGTATCATCAATTACAAGAATAGGAACCTCAGAACCTTTTGAACTACAAGTAGCAAGAGGACAAATTAGTTTTCACGAAAGCGTACACAAGTTTGGCTTTAATTCTGCTATAGATACCAATTTAGCAACCGTATGGCTTCAAGGTGGTTTATATTCATATTTAAGTTCAGCTTCAGTTCTTTATATATCTAGCTCTTCTACTGATGAT